TTCCAAAACTTGCTGTAACTTTTCCATCTGCAAAGTTAAAAGATTGATTTGTATTATTATAAAAATTCTCATCACGCTTATTGCTATTGTTAAATTCTACTTCATAAATTCCAATATTTTCTTTTTCTTCTTTAGACCATATTGAAAAAATATTACTTGGATATTGAACATCATTAATCTTTAATGCTCTTGGATTGTTATATAATTTTTTTATTTCGTTATTTTCTATTAGTGCGTACATAAATTCCTATGATAGTGTTAAGTTAAGGTTTCTTCCAACTTCAAGCCATTTTGCTCCATTATAACGAAAACAAAATAAATCTCCTTTATCTCCTGTTGTAGTAGCCGTAGGTGCTTCATCGCCTGTAAATTCAAAAACTGCATTCCAAGCAATCGTGTTAGAACCCCCAGCATCCTGTATACAAAGAATAGAAATAAATTGTCCTGTTGTTGGATTTGATGGTGCATCAAATTCTACGTTAGCTGTTAAAGTTACTTTAGCCACAGGAGATGCTTGAACATCCCAATCTTGAGTAGCGTCAAAAGTTAAATCAGCTTCTGGAAAATAAGCCGCATCATTAAATTTAACAACGCCTGTTCCATTATTAGTAAATTCTATATTTCCGTTTGCTCCATCTAATAATGTTATATTTCCAGCATTAGTTCCGTTGTTTGTATTTAAAATTAAATCTCCTGTGCCTTGTGTAGTAATTGTAGCATTGGCATCATTATCGCCAACTTGAACTGTATCTGCTCCAAGATTAACATCACCTGTTCCATTTGGAATTATATCAATATCAGCATTTGAAGTTGAAACTATATCTTGTCCATTGACATCTAAATCTCCACCTAATTGCGGTGTTGTATCATCAACAACATCTGACATATCTCCAGAACCATCATTACCACTATATTGAAAGTGTACTCCAACTCCATCGCCATCTGAAAATGATCCAGAACTAACAACATGAGTTACTGGAATTTTTGAATAACCAGTTGCATCTGTAACACTTCCACTTACTTTGAAAACTGCATACGTTGATGCTGTTCCTTCTTTTGTAATTGTAACAATTCCTTTTGCTGTTGTGTTAGATACAACATCCCAAGTATCTACATAAGGTTGAATATTTGCCGAAGCGTCATCAGCATCATCCACATAAAGAACTGTTGCACTTGCTATCGTTGCATGGTTCCAAGCAATTTTTCCAGCTCCGTTATCTGAATCCGCTGTAGCGTTATCCCAAGTCATAGAGAGTTGAGAGTTTGTTCCGCTTGCTCCTGTTGAGCCAGTTGATCCTGTACTTCCAGTAGAACCAGTTGAGCCAGTATCGCCTTTTAAACCTGTTCTTGTGTAGTGTACTGATAATTCATCAGCAGCACTAAATGTATTGTTACTCGCTAAGTGAGCAACTGTAATTTTGTTATAGCCNCTTTCATCACTAACAGCAGCAGTAATTTTAAATCTTGCATAAGTTGAGCTATCATTAATATCTACTATGTGTAAAAATCCTTTAATTGTAGAAGTTGATCCTCCCCAAGTTTGAACATCTGTTGCTGTACTAGCACCATTTGCATCAGCATCATCAATATAAATTTCTGTAGCAGAAGCATAAGTTCCATTGTTAAAAGCTATCTCTCCAGCACCAGGATCTGCATCCGATGTGCCAGTATCAAATTTATAATAGTAGCCAGGTATTGCTCCATCTTCACCACTAGCTGAAAAAGATAAAAATACTTTATCTTCATCTGCTAAAGCTCCAGCACCATCAATGTAAGTTAAAGCTAATTTTGTATAACCACTAGCATCTGTAACAGCACCTGATATTTTCCAAACATGCCATACATCTAATGTGTTTGATTTTGTAACTCTTATTCTTCCTCTGTTAGTATCATTACCAGTTACATCATCAAATGACTGCACCCAGCTTGACACATCTGTACCATTTGCCTCTAAATCATCCACATAAGCAATAGTAGCTGATCCAAGTGTTGTGTTGTTAAATCTTATAATTCCTGATCCTGGATCAGAATCTGTTGTTGTTGTTGAATAAGTAAATTGTGCTGAATCTCCACCAGCCGGTAAAAAGTCTGCAACTGTTGTTAAATCTCCAGAACTATCAAAACCTAAAGTCTTGGATGCTCTGTCTGTTGCACTATCAGTAAATTCAGCAGAAGAAATTGTATTGGTTCTTGAAACTTTAAATGATCTATCTAATGCCTCTTGCATTTGTTGAATAGTCATTGTTCCACGATCCAAACCCTCTTCATGTGTCTCCGCAGGGAATGGATCATTAGCGATATAATCAATCGCCTGAGTTTGCGGGACATTCCTTATAATCACTACTGTTTCTCCAGTAGCTGGAGTATTGCCAGCAGTGGTTGTTATAGAACCTCCACTTGCATCTCCTGCACCTGCTACTGTGTAGTGCGTGGTTAGAGTTTTAGTTGTCTCTGTTCCTGTTGAGGAACGAATAATAACTATTAGGTCTGAGTCCGCAAAAATTTTAAAATTGTAAGCAAAGCTAGTTGTACTATCATTGCCAGAGTAGGAATTTTTTACTGTTGTACTTGATATTGTCATACTAATTTAATCCTTTAAACAAAGTTGATGGTTTTGTAAATAGATATTCTTGGTTATAATACTTTTTCATTCTCTTTTCTACTCCTTAATCTAATCCTAAACCTGGTTTTAAATAGTAATTTTGACCTCTTTTTTCATCATGTTTATCTTTCATTCTTTGAAAAAATCCAGGATCAAGAAATTCTTTAATTTGATAGCCAATTAAATAATCATAGGCAGCTTTAGTATAATATAAATTTAAAAAAGGTGTGTGTCCTTCAGCTAAGTAAAGAAACTTTTTACCTGCTTTTTTAGGATCATTCATACTTTGAACCATATCTAAAAATGTTTTTAAATCTCCAGCAGTAGGTCCAAGAGCAGTTTCAAAAATACCATTACCATATTCATTTTGTATTTCACTCATTAAAAAATCTCCATAAATACCACCACCACCACCATGTACAAATGCTGACATGATAGTTGATTTCTTCTTAGGATCTCTAGGCGATCTACCTTTTAACATATCTTTGGTAGACATTGCTATATAGCCAAAAAAGGTACTTAATAATAACATACTTGTTAGACCACCAATTTTTGCTAATTGACTTTCATCTGCTCCATAAGAATAAAGTTCTCTACCAATAATTTTTTTCCACATACTAATAGGAAAACTTTTAAACTGCATTACAAATCTAGCAGTTTCTCCCATAAGAGTTCCTTTTTCTAAACCTTGATTTGTTATTGCTCTAATTGCGGCATCTGGTTCAGGTGATCCATGCATACCTTGATCTATTAAAACATTTCTCCATGTTAATTCTAAATCTTTTTTAAAATTTCTTATTTCTCTTTGACTTAATTTTCTACCAACATATTTATTAATAATATCATTAGATATTTCATCTACTCCTTCTGCAGTCATATATCTTTTATTTTCAACATCTAAAGTTTTAATAGAACGCAACATATCCCACTTTGCCTCATCTATTCCATATAGTGTTAAAAAATTTCTTTCTCTTGTGCTTAAATCAGATAATCTCATATCAGCTAACATTCCATAATGCCTAGCCAAACCAACAGCCATTGAGCTTTTTAAACTTGCAATCCAACCATTCAAACCATTCCATTTAAAAAATGTATTTTGTAACTTTCCCATTCTTCCCCAAGTATCATCAACCGCACCATATACATTGCCTCTAAAAGAATTAGCACTATGAGAATTACTTACAACTTGTAAAACTTCCATAGCAGCTCTATCATTTGCACCAGATAATCCTGACAGAGCTTCAAATAAACCACTCAATAGTCCTCTTCCTTGAAAACTGGTACTACCCATATAGTGAGCTAAATCTCCCCAAGATGTTATACTAACCATACCTAATCTAGCCATATTACCTGTTCCTCTTACTGCCATACCTACTTTTGCTAAAGTTTCATTGCCAATACCATTAATGCTTCCATCAATTTCTGCAAATTGATTTGCAAAAGTTTTAAAATCTAATTTTTTAGTTAATTTAGGATCTGACTTTTTATATTTTTTTCTTAATAAAGATAAAACTTTATTTAAAGTATCTTTAGGATTTGTTCCTAGGTCTTGCATTAAGGCAATATTTCTGGAACTTGTTGCTAACACAGATAATATATTTTCTTTTAAAGCAGGTTCTCCAAATTTAATACTATATTCATGTCTAGCTTGTGAGCTTTTAAAATGTAAAACCCTTGCTGCGTTTAAACGATTAGTTACATTTTTTGTTCCATAAATACTATGAGTGCCACCATATTTCATTTGATCACCAGACATTATGCTATCAAAAATACCATCTAAAATTTCATCTATTTTTACAGGATCATTTACATCAGAAAATGTCCTTTTTAAATTTAATTTAGTTTTAATGTATTCTCTCCAGGCAATTCTATTGTCTCCAATTAACCTAGAACCTTTACTAGCCATTCCCATTTTTTCTGTATTGTGTGTCATTTTTGTAATCCAATCATCTAACTCTCCTATGTTAGCTCCTAGATCATTCAACCTTAACCTTAAATCACTTTGAAATTTTTTTAAAACTGTTGCAATCTTTTTTGCCATAATTACTTCTGTAGAGATTCCTTGCATTTCATTCATAATTTCTATATCCAGTTTACCTTCAGATAAATCTCTCCACGCATTATCCCCCAAGTCATTAATTGCCTTAAAAAGTTTAGTAATTTCCATTTCTTCTAATGCTTGTTGTTTTGCACCAATAGAATTTCTAGTAATTTTAGAAAATTTTTGCATCCCAACTAATATTGCTGATACAGCCTCTACAGGATTTATTTTTCCTTCAGACATATCTATTGCATCAATTATCTTTTGATAAGTATCTAACGCCTTCATATTATTACTTGCTAAATATTTTTTTTTATTAGCTTGATCGTATTCAAATTTATTAATAATTTCTTGTGCTAATATTTTGTCTGTTTTAGATTCTAAATCTTGAAATTTATTTTCATTAATTTTTATTTTAGCTTCATCTAAAAGTTCATTAATTTGATTTTCAGATAATAAATCTCCAGTTAATCTTTTAATTTCTTTAAAACATTTTGATAATGATTTTATTGTTGCCATTAAGTATTCCTTTTAGTACAGTTAGTTCCTGCCTCTATAGCATCTCTAATTTTAGTTTTGTTTTTTATAGATTTATCTATTTTTTGAATTTCTGCTCTATCTTCTAATATTCCTGTTTCTTTTAAATCTTCATCTTTAACATCTAATTGTTTTTGATGTTGTGTATTTCTTAAATTTATATTTTCTGCTTCAGTTTCTAATTCTAAAGTATTTTTTTCTACTCTTACTTGCTCTTGTTCTTTTAATGGTTTTTTATTTTTAAGATTAATTTGATCTTGTAATTTAGCTTCATCATTTGCTTTTTTTTTAGCTTCAAACAAATCTCTTTCTGTTTTTTGTAAATTTCTTATATTTTTTAAATAAATCTTTGCTGATTTTCTATCTCCTCTATCTATAGAATCTTTATATAAACTTTTAAATTCTTTAATTTGATTATCTAATTTATTTAATTGTGGATCGCCAATTATAGTTTTTTCAATTATCACATTACCGGTATCTACCTTCTCTCCTTTTATTACTTTACCGACAGAATATTTTAATAAAGCCTGTTGATTATCTGGTGAGATTGCTGCTAGTCTTTGATAAATATTTGGTTTACCTCTTTTTTCTGCAATAAAATCTCCTAATCTTCCAAAACTAACATGAGCTGCAGAACCTAAAAAACCACCAACAGCTATATTTGCAAAGGAATCATATATATCATAATTAGCTTGTTCTGATTTTGCCACACCATAAACAAGAGGCTCAATAGCAGCATTACCTACTAAACCTTCAACAAAACCTTTTTTCATTCTAGCAATATTTTTACCTGAACGAGCAACTAGATTAGCAAATCTAGCCTGACCAACAACAGGTATAAAGGATGCACCAATATTTATAGGATCTAAAAAACTTGTACCAAGAGATTCTAAAAAGAAAAAACTTTTAGCCAATTTACCTTGTGGTCCTCTTGCAATAATATTTTGTCTTTCTAATTCTAATTCTTTTCTTTCAACTATATAATCAACCACACCTTCTCTCATATCTTCTTTAAATTGTAAACCTAAATGACCATATTGTTTATTTAAGTCATCCCTGTTTAAATATTTATGACTACTCTGATATGCCTGAGTGTGTTCAAATGCTCTAAACAGAGAAGATGTTGGGTTATAGTTCCAAGCATTATAAAAAGTAGAGCCTGCTGTGTCCCAAAAACCTGTTCTAGTTTGATTATATAAAGAACCTATTTCTTGTTCTGATTTTTCAAATGTACCTAGTCCAACATTTATCATTTTAATTTTTATCTAAATATTTTTTAAGTAGTTTTGCTGCTTTTTGGTGTCTTTCATTTACAGCTTTAGATTTATCTTTAAAATCCATAAGTTCATCATAGGCTTTTTGCCAATTATTTGATGTTACATATTTCCAAAAATTCGGAGCTTTAGTTTCTAATTTACCATATATAAAAGAAACAGAAGCTAATACAGTTGCTTGTTCTGTTGTTAATGAATCAAAAGATGTTCCTGTTTTCCTTTTCCAATCTTTTTTAAGTATTGTTAATATTTTTTTTTGAATAAATTTATTTAATATATTAGATTCTTTTTCAGAAAGTTTTAATGGTATTTTTTTTAGTTGTTCTTCAGCGTTTTTACCTTTTAATTCTAAATATGGTTTTAATTTATTTATAATTTCTTTTGGTAAACCTTTTAAGTCATTTAAGTTTCTAGCACCCAAATCAACACCACCAGCTATTGTTACTCCAGAATTAGGAAAATCTTTTAAAGTATAACCTTTTAATTGTGTGCCACCTTCTAATTCATTTACAATAAAATCAAAATCTACATTTCCAACTGTAATATTATTAGAATCTATACTTTGATTTTCATCAATAGGAATATCCATATATCCAAAAGGATCAATATCTTCTATTAAAGATATATCATCTCCTGTTACTGGATATTTTAATTCTGTACCAAAAATACCTTGTTCATTAGGAGTATCTGTAAAGAAAAATTCTATTTTTTGACCATTGGCATTTACAATAGGATATGTTCCATTTGCAAATTCAACATTTAAAACAATGCCAGTAGAATCAGCATTTAATAACCATTTAGAGTGATTTCTAATAGTAGATGTTATTCTATCTTTTACTTGTTCTTCAGTTAAGTTTTCTATTCCTGCAAATTTAGCATAGTGCATATAACCATCTGCTCCATGAAATTTATCTAAATAATTACTATCTTTACTTTCTACTTCTAAAAAAATTGCTTCAGCTTTTTCTTCAACAAGCCATCTATTTGTTCTAACTCCATTAACATCTGCTGGAATCATCCAAGTTTTAGAAGGTGGAATATAATAATCTCTAGTAAAATCAGATACTGCTGAATCAACCGCATCACTTATACTATCTCCTCTTTTTATTCTTTGTAATGCAGCTTTATAAATAGCTGCTTGAACTGATAATATATAATTAGTTTTAACAACAGAGCCTTCTCCTTGAGCAAGAATTACCTCTTCCCAATCTGCCATTCCTTTTGTAACTTTTTTTTCAATACTATTAAATTTTTCACCAGAATCTAATCTTGTTGATACTATTTTTTTTAAATCTTCTATCTTTTCTCCAGATAAAATATCTTCAGTTAAAGAATCACTATTTGTGCTAATAGCAACAACATATTCAACAGGTAGATTTTCAGCTTGTAAGTGATTTAAAACTTTTGACATATTTTCTTTGCCATATATTATTGATAAACCATTGATAAATTTCTTTTTTTCTAAATAAGGAGTATCTGTATTTGTAAGAGTTTTTTTAATTTCTTCAATTTCAGATTTTTTTGTTATTCTAATTGCAGAATTACTTATACCCCAGATATCTTTTTGTTGTTGAATTACTTTTTCTGTAAAGATTTTTCTAGTTGCCGCTAGACTATCTGCGTTGTCATCATTTTTCATTTCCTCATATAGAGCTTCAATATCAGGACTTATTTTAATTATAAAATCTACAGGATCTTCTTTCATAGCTGTTTGTTTTTTACTAAGAATATTTCTATAGTATTTTTCATTTGCAGCAGCTACTGTTTCACCAAACATTTCATAGCCTTCATCTATATAACCTTGGACCACTTCATTTTCGGTAGCGATAGAAGCATTATTTATTACTGCATTATTTGTAACACGATCTTTTGTTAAACTTTCTTCTTGTAACATTTTTTCACCTGCATAACTTCCCATTACTTCTACTGCAAGTTTCATGTCAAAATATGGTGGTTCTTTTCCTGCAGCAACTGTTGCTGTATAATTTTCCCACTCTGTAGTAATTTGTGATCTTATTACGATTGCTGCTTTGTCTTGTAATTTTTTTCTTTGTTTAAAACTTATGTCTGGAAAATTTTTGTCATCTTTTAAGAAGTAGTATGCTTTTCTTGGTGTTTTTTCAACCATCTCAATAGCTTCGTATGTTTGAATTTCACCAGGAATAGACTTTAATATTTTTTGTAATTCAGGATAAGTTATTCTATTTTTAAAAGTATTAGTAGTTAAGTTTTCTAAGTCTTGTTCTAAAGTTTCTTTATAAATGCCACCTTTAAAAAAAGCTCTTGAAATAATTTTTTCTTTTGTTTCAGTATAAATAGCATCTGCTTGAACTAAAATATTATTTGATATATCTGTATTAATACTAAAAATTTGTTTTTGTACTTCACTTAAAGCTGAATTTCTAAACATTGTTTCAGAATTTTTACTTGTTGCTTGAGCAGCAAATTTTTCTATTAAAGCATTTGTTTTTTCTTTATGATAAGCATTTGCAGCTTCTTTATTTATAGAAAGAATTTTGTCTTGATTAATATGTTCTGAAATTAGATTAGCTTCGGTTATATAATCATTTTCTAATTTTAATGCTTCTGTTCTATTTTGTATATCATTCTCTTTTATTTTCTGCTTGACAACAAAATCTGTTACCGGTTGTAAAGCACTAAAAATGTTAGAATTAGGATTAATTTTAATATTAGATGTAGTACCAGCTAATTGTTCTATTGATCCTGTCGCTGTAAATGTAGGTATCTTTGGCATTATGTTTTACTCTTATTTGACATTGTTAATAAACTTGTTCCTGTTTGAGCTATTGTGCTTATTTGTGCTAATTTAGCTTCATTTCTGGCAATTACTCCTGAAATTCTTGCAAAGTTTGCTTCTTCCATTTTATTTGCTGCAGCAACTTTTGAATTATATTCAATTAAATTTTTTTGTAATTCCGCTTCAATAGCATTTGATAATTCAATATAATAACTACTTCCACTTCCAACTACAACACCGGATTTTGCTAGAGCAACTGTAGTTTCACCTTCAATTTTTTTAAAACTTTTTGCAAATTGAGCAATATCAAATTCTGCTTTTTGTTCTATTTGCTCTGCTTGACCTTCTAAAACTTTAGCATTTCTTTCGTGAACTGATTGATTATACTTACCAATTTTGCCTTGAGCTTGGTATTGCATAACACCCATTGCTCCTACTAATAAATTAGCTCCCATTAGAATATCCTCGCATATCTGTATTGATCCGAACCATCAAACCCATAACATTTCATTAAACCTTCGTTTTCTAAACCTAACCATTCTGCAAATCTTAAACCTTGTTTAAAATCTTTTCTGATTGCGGTTTGAACTCTTTTAATATTTTGTTGTCTGGCAACATTAGCAAAATCTTTTTTAATTGCTTTAGCAACTCCTATTGGATATTTCCACATTTCGTTTGTAGCAATCACCCAACCTTCTGCAACTTGTCCCCAAACTATTTTCATACCTGCAGCAAAAATTGGTTTGTTATTTACAATACCGGTAAAAGCTAATTTATCTTGTTCAAAAGTTTGAGCATCACCCATAATTTTTATATATTTTGAATCAGCTTCTAAAACTTTATGATTCATCTGACAGGATAATATAAACTGTCCATGTTCTTTTGTGTAAGGTGCTATATGTAGTATATTATCCATCATTTGTTTGTAATCTTGGGTATAACGATAAAATTGTAAAAGGTAAAGGTTGAGTTTGCCTAACAAGAATATATCCATCAGTATCATAATTTCCTCTAAACTCTATTTCTTTATCTCCTGTAAATACTGGGATTCCTTCATCCATAGGATTAGCAGAGGTTCTAAATGGTATTCTTTCCATATTTGATAAGTCTGGTCCTATCTCAACGCCAACACTTTGATATAATCTAGCAGTAATTTCATAAATTCTTTTAGTTTTTCCTTGAGATGTTCCATCTTGTGANCCAGCATCTATTCTCATTGTTTTTAATATTGAATGATAAGCTAATCCCATTTTAACATTTGTTGCAGAACGATCTAAAACAACACTTCCTGAACTTACAGGTTTATCTGGATGTGTTGCGCCATCTGCTAATATGGCAATTGTTTGTCCCTCTAAATGATCTAGTCCTGTAAATGTTGTTGCGGCAGTTCCGCTATAACTTAAAGCACTATCTAAAAAATTAAATGATGTATTATCTGTTTCATCAAAATCAAATATATTTAAGTATTCAACATATCTTCTAGTTGATCCATTAACTGTTCTTTTAACAATAACCCATACTTGATATTCTGAATCATCAGTTGGAATTACAGCAACACTTTCACATACAGCTTTACCTTGATCTGTTGTTGTTAATCTCGTTGTATCATCTACAGATTTAATTGTTAAAAATCCTGTAGGCGAAGGAGATGTTTCTGTAACTGTAACAACTGCTGCGGCAGGATTGGCAACTGTAAAATCAGCGTGAGCATTAATAGCAGTATAAATATTATCTGCTGTTGTGTTATTATTAGTTTGAGTTTTAAATTCATCTGTTCCAGCAGTTCCTGTTGTAGAAGTAAAAGTAACTGTCGTACCATCTGATTTAGTTAATAATAATCTTGTNACCAGTTGCTATNTTTGCATAATCAGAAACTGTAATTGTTGCAGCACCAAATCTTCCACCAAAAATATGTCTATGCCAGGCAACAACTTCCTGTTCTCTTTGATAAGTTAATGCTGCTAATTCACCATCTNCTCTAACGCACCATAAAATTGATAATGGTTCACCCTGAAAAGCCATTTGAGTTATTCCACCGGAAGTAACATGTTCGGCAAGGATAGTTAGATCAGGTGAAGAATAACCATCTACATCAAAATTATAAGCTAATTCTCTAATTTTTCTTTTTGCTCTTTGTAAAAATAAAGTAGCATTACCAACTGCTACAGCATCTACATTAGCTCCACCATTATTTGTTTGTTTTTTAATCAATATATTTGTTGGAGTAACAGAGCTGTCATCTCCACCTCCACTAACTGCAAATTCACCACCGGCAGTTCCAATAATTAGAGTTCTTGTTGCTGACATAAATCTAATTGCATTAACTTGGTTAGATGCGATTGTATAAATAATTGCATCATCATCAGCTACAGTACCACCAATATTAGCATCCATNTTTTCATAATCACCAGANTTTGAAAAATAAACTGTTTGTGGATTACTTAATGTTGCGGCAAAAACTAATCTTTGTTCAAAAAANGTTACGCAGGAAGGATGACCTGTGGTATCAGAAAATGCTCCTAAGTACCAAGCTGTAATAGCATTTGTATTTGTAAAGGCGGTTGTAATGGTTGCGACTGCAACAGTTGAATTTGTCCTAGCGGTTATTTTTGCATAGCCACCATTAAAATGAATTTGTCTACCCACATCTGTTGCTAACCATCCTTGGTCATCATTAATTCCAGTTGTGGCAGAGGCTGTAATATTAACTCCAGTTCCAACACCTGAAGATGCTGGTGTTAAAGTTGTTGCTGTTGTATTAACATCTATAAATGGTCCATTGGTAAAATCTACATCAGCTAATGTCCAAGAAGTATGACCAGTACGAGATAGTTTTTCTACCTCATGGTTTGGATGGGTAATGTACATAACATCAGCAGATTGAGCAAATTTTATATCAAATAATTCTGCTTCTAAATAAGGAGAGGCAATTGTATAAACTTTATTAGCAGTTCCTGCTGAACTATAAGCAGTATATCCTGAACTGTTTATATCAACACTATCTTTATCTTGTAGTTCAAATGTATTGGTAGTTACACCTGCAACTAAAAATCTTTTATTATTTACTTCNGTCATTCCTACAACTGAAGTAATTTTTATTTCATCACCATTAGAATAACCATGTGAACTAGATGTAACTACTGCAGGATTAGCTTGAGTAATTCCTGTAATAGTTTTATCACCTTCTAATATTGCACCATTGTCTTTAAAAAATCTTATTTTTAAATTTGAAAATTCAAGAATATAAGTTTGTGTTGTTGAAAATTCAAAAGGTATTAATCTTGTTTTTTTTGAACTATCAGTAACTTCAGCTACATGAGTTGTACCTGGTCTACGAGCCGCAGCTCCATGAGGATAGATAACTAAATTTTCTAAATTTGAACATCCTGCAGCATATTTTGTTAGGTCTGTTCTTCCATCTAATCTAGGTGATAATTCACCTGCGGTAAAATTTGTAAGTTGTGCAGCTACTCTAGCCATATATTAAAACCTTGAATTAATAAATGAACCTGCGTCTATAACATCTGCCATTCCTAAATCGTGATCTACATTCTGACCTTCAGTTGAATCTACAAATCTAGCATCTTTTAATTTTTCTTGATATGATAAAATCATATTTTGTGATGTTGTGTTGTTAGATGTTACTGCATAAGCAATGTCTGCACCTAAAGCTGCAGATAATGTTTCTCTTAATAGTTCATCGTATTCATTGGGGTCAGTAATTCTTGAAATATATAATATTTTCATAGTGGATGCGTTACTTAATATTTTTCTACCTTCCACTTTATAATTTGAATCGTAATCTAATACTCTAAGTAATCTTAAACAATTTGCTGGTAAGGTATAAGCATAGGTAAAACCCCATGCCGGTGAAGTAGTTGATGCAGCTAGTTCTAATCTTGCTTGTAAACAATTCCAAGGATGTGTTCTAAACAAAGCATCTCTAACTTGAGTGTATCTTGAATTGCAAAGTCTAGCGTTTTTTGAATCTTCTGTTAAGGATAGGATTGTTGATGCTCCTAATTGATTTAATGCTCCATTACAAATATCTACTACTGATGCCATATTACTTCCTTATAATATACTTACGCCTTATTTGTCTATCTCTTTCTAAAGCAAATATCTCTTCTTCTGTTCTTTCTTGTTTAGTATCAAATCCATAATGATATTTAGGACCATACTGAAACCGGTCTACAAGAACATATCTGTATACATAATTATTTTTTTTAAAATGTAGTACAGGTTTTAAATCTTTAATCTGTTTCATGCTAAACAGGCGAGGTTCAGTCTCCCTCTACTCGCCTGTTTAATTCTATTTATTAGTCTACTGTATATTCAATTATAAAACTTAAATCACCAGCAGTATCACCTGCAGCGTCAAAGATTAAACCGACATAGTAAACTCCACCTGGATCAGAACTTTGTCCAGCATCTTCCCAGACTTTTTGACCCATTGTGTTAATGTTTCTAGCTTCAAACGCTACTTCAGTTCCAGTTACTACAGCCGCTCTAAGGTCTGTAATCGCTGAAGCATAGCAGTCGTCATCTACAGCAGCAACTGCTGTAGTCCATAAACCAACATCGCATGTATTAGTAGTTCCAGAATCTAAGTCGTCATTAAACAACTTGATAGAAGAAATACTAGCATTAGTTGGTACAGGAGCTAACATAACTGTATCAGTTGCCGATAAGTCTCCAGAATCTAAAGCAATAGTTCCCTGTGCAATTCTTTTTGAACCGTGCAACTGTTGGGAATCATTCTTTACCTGGGGAGTAGCAGCAAAATTAGTTACGATATCTGTATTTACATTCGCCATAATTTATTTCCTCCTATTACGATTCAGTACATTGTACTTCAACAACTTTATCTTCTTCCATTCTAGTAGCACCGATGCTCATGCAGTAGTACACTTGAGTGGCATAAGATTTGTCAGCTCTTTCGTCTATTCTAGCATTGACATCTTTGCCAATACCTAAAGCTATTCCATCTTGTGCGAAGGCTATACATGATCTAGTTGTGCTAGATAATGCAAGTCTGTTTGATACAATGAAGTTAAAACCAAGATAAGTGTTGATTTCACCATTAGCCAATGCTTTGACTGTGTTAAAATCGGCACTTGTTACCTCAGTTATGTTTAAAAGATCACTAATCTGCTTTGGTGATACTATAATGTGTCTTGGTATAGAAGGATCTACATCGCTTAAATCAAGAGTCTGTTTTGCAGTTCTTAATTTAGCGACAGTTAAACCACCAGAACCATGTGCGATTGAATTCGCATTGGCTGTGCTAGTTGATCCTGTCTCACCAGTATACGCAGTACCTAGTGCAGCAGATATGATCACATCATCTATTGCTCTTCCCATTGCCATAGCAGCAGCTTGAGCATAAGATGAAGTCGGATCTATTAAGAGTCTAACTTTGTCATTTTGATCTATTAAATCAGCAAATTCATAATCCGACAGAGATATTCTACGCCTTGCGTGGGGTGTATCTATCTGTGGAGTGTCTGAATGTCTGCTAGTTTTTTCAACTGCAGTTACTGAGCCAACTTGATCTAAGAAAGCATTTTTTCCTGTAATACTTTCTACTCTGACTTTGTCTCTTAATAACGATCCCATTTGTTGGGACAACATTTGTACATTAGCAGAATACTGCTGTACAAAAGCTGTTGTTACTTGTGATGACATAATTGTCTCTCCATATTATTATTGATTAAATCAGAAAGGTTCTCCATCAACATTGATAGGCATCTCTTGGATTTTAAGTCTTTTAGACTAGAGTCTTTTGCTGCTTGTCAATAAGGTTCTTGCGAATTTTCTTATAATTAATCCCTTATAATATTTTTAATAATAATACAAGGGATTAAAATTATTATTATTTAGTATCGCTATTCAACATTTCTCTTAATGTAAGCATTTGTTGTATAGATTTATCATGTTCAGGATGTCCCTTAATATGATAAGGATGAGCTTTATCATTCATCATTTGTGAGATTTCCTGCTCAATATTTTTAACACTATCAACATTTTCGCTTTCAGTTGTAACCATTTTATCTTCAGAAAACATAGCGGCTATCTTTGAAAAGCCTTTTATAATTTCTGAATTATCACCAACTCTAGTACCATCTTGTAATACTAAATCTAAAACTCCTGGCATATTAGCTTTTGCTACTGCACCAGCTTGTTTTACTTTAGCATCATAATCTCTACCCCATTCTTGTCTTAAATGTTGTTCTGCTTGAGCTTGTGAAGTTTCAATATCTATTTTTGATTGTTGTNCAGAGCCTTCCATATTATCTTTATAAAACTCTAATATTCCTTGAGCCTGTTTATTATTTAAACCTAATTTATGAGATTGCTCGGCAAAGGATTTAATTTGATTTTCATCCATTGCTACAATTTCTGAATTAATATCTAAATCATATTTTTCAGCAGACTCTGGTCTACCCAATTTANTNTATGCTTCATCCCACGCTTCTTGAGTTGAATTNTTTGTTGGTATTGCTATTTTATCCTGACCAATCATTTTTACTGCATTGATATAAGATTTAGCTAAAGCATCTGCTTCAGTAAATTTTTCAATGTTAGGATC